CTTCCGGCAAAAAGCCTATTTCTGAAATCGGGCCGGGAGATACCCTTTTTATAAAGGAGGATGGCGAATGCCACAAAAAATCATTGAATATGGCGGGCGAAAATACGACTTGTTCAAAGACGGCTACCACAGGGCTTTCTCAAAAGACCGCAAAAGCACCTTTTACCTTCATCGGGAAGTGTGGCGAGACAATCACGGCTTTATCCCAGAAGGCTTTGAAGTTCATCACAAAGATGGCGACAAAAACAATAACGCCATTGAAAACCTTGAGTGTGTTGACGGGTCGATTCATCGGTCAAATCATGCCAAAGTCTATCATGCGAAAAATAAAGAAGCTGTCAGGAGGCATTTGGAGGAAATCAGACCGCTTGCCGCCGAATGGCACCGAACTGACGAGGGACGCAAGCTTTCTAAAAACAACATGGAAAAAGCGTGGGCTGGCGCAAAAAATAAAAAGTTGGTTTGCGAGCAATGCGGCAAATCGTTCACAACCAGGGTCTTTCACGACAATGCCAAATTTTGCTCCGACAAATGCAAATCAGCATTCAGGCGAGCAAACGGCGCTGACGATGAAACCAGAACTTGTCGTCAATGTGGCAAAAAGTTCAGAGTCAATAAATACGATAAAACCTTATGTTGTTCAAAATCCTGTGCGGCAAAATTTCGTTGGAAAAAAAGACGTTTACAATTTGACGGTTGAAGAACACCACGAATATTTTGCCAATGGACTGTTGGTTTCCAATTGCATGGACATGGTGCGCTATGGCCTATTTACGCATTTTTACAAAGAGGCACCCGGCTTTCTGGCCGGATTCAACTACAAGTAACCATCATGGAATTTCCATATTTCACAAATTCAAAATCTGTTACTGGGGCAACAGCAAGGGCGGCATTGAATGCAATTGAAAAAGGGAAAGCCTATGCCACCCCAGAAGCCATCGAAACATTCAATCGAGTTTTCAACTTTTTAAAGGGTAAAGGGGAATGAACATGGAAAAAGTCAAAGCATTTTTCAAAAACCTGAAAGAGAAATACAACGGACTCAGCGATGAGGACAAAGGCTGGGTGGTGGTTGGTTGCGGCCTTGCTGTGCAAATCGGCATTCTTATTGGACTGATTGTCTGCTAGAAGGTCAGGTTTGGGTGCGCCACGATTCTGCGGAATTAAAAGACGCCCGTTTTTAATTTTCTCTTTCTTGAAAAACTACGTTGTATGGCAAGCGGGGTTCGATTCCCGGTTGCGGGCATTTCCGTGACCAACAACGAAAGAGATTGTTCAATATTCAACTTTTAATTCAATCAACGGATTCAATACATGGCCGAAGGAAGCAAGTTAATCAGCCGCCGCCATCCATCTTATAATCCCATGGCCAGTCGGTGGGATTTTTGGCTGGCAAGTTATCGGGGTGGCGACGATTATATCAATGAACACCTTTTTCAATATTTCAAAGAGGGTGACGAGGAATTTAAGGCGCGGAAGGCGCGGGCCTATCGGGAGAACCATTGCCGCCGTTTGTGCGACATAATCAACTCCTATTTATTCAAGGAACCGGCCAAACGCAAGACGAGCAATGCCTTGTTGACCAAGTTTTTCAACAATGCCGATGGCATGGGCGGCACCCTCGCTCAGTTTATGAAAACCGCTTCCCTGTTTTCAGCAGTGTTGGGCCGAGTGTATCTGGTGATGGATAAAAAAATCCTGCCGAAAGACGAGCAGACCGGCACCCAGGCCGACAACCTCAAGGAATTGCCCTATATCTACATGGTCTATCCGCAGGATGTGTTGGATTTGGCCTATGATGACGATGGACGGCTGTTGTGGGCGCTGTTGCGGGAGCAAAGCCGCGACGATGCCGACCCTTGGGCTTCCAGTGGGGAGATTGAAACCCAATATCGACTGTGGGAGCGTGGCAAGTGGACGCTGCTGAACGATAGCGGCATGGTGATTGACGCGGGAGATACCGAACTTGACGATGTGCCAATTGTCGCCTTGGACAACGAGAATGATACCCCGTACAGCGGGGCCAGCTTGATTGTCGATGTGTCCAATCTTGACCGGGCGATATTCAACAACTGGTCACGGCTGGACACAATTGTTTGCGACCAGACCTTTTCACAGCTCATTTTTCCCATCGAGGGCTTGCCAGCCGACATTGTGGAAAATGACGAATTGCGCGAACAGTTTTTGACGCTGGCCACCAACCGGGTGGTGCTTTACAGTGCTCAAGCGCAGACACCGCCGGAATTTATCAGCCCCGATGCTTCACAGGTTCAATTTGTTTTGACGATGATTGAAAAGCAGGTCAAACAGCTGTATGCCACCTTTGGTTTGCAGGGGGAAACGGGCGAAGAGACCAAGGCCCAAAGCGGAGTGGCCAAAGCGTATGACTTTGATAAGCTTAATAAGCTGTTGGCGAGCAAGGCCGATAATCTGGAAAAAGTTGAAAACAAGCTGGTGGAATTGTTCGGCCAATGGGTGAACGTCAACGGCATTACCGCCGAAATCAGCTACCCCGAAGAGTTCGATGTGAAATCATTGGCCGATGAGATTGCGGTGGCGCAGGAGTTGACGCTGCTCGATATATCCCAGACCTTCACCAAGGAAATTGAAAAACAGGTCGTGCTCAAGGCGCTGCCGAAAGCCGAGGAAACGACGGTCAACGCCATCTTCAAGGAAATCGACACCAAGGTCGAGCCGGATGATGAAGCCGAGAAAAAGCCGGTTTTCAACTTTGATGAAGATGGTGGCAAATCAGACGAGGAGTAACTTAGTTAATTTTTTCAACAATCAACAGTAGCCGCCCTTGAGGGGTGGCTTTTTATTTTCAACAACAGGAGAAACATAACGTATGCTGACCGAGCAGGAACGCAAGGAGCTTGAGGCTCTGAAAGCCAAAGAGGATTTGACCGCAGATGAGAAAGCACGGCTGGATGCCCTGCTGCTCAAAGAAAAGGGCGAAGGTAAGACATTTTCCGAAGATTATGTCAAAGGACTTCGTGCTGAAAGCGCCAAATATCGTACTAAAGTGCGGGAACTTGAAGAAAAAATGGCCAAGTTTGACGAAATCGACCCCGACGAATACCGGCAGTTGAAGCAGAGCCAGAAAGAGGCCGAAAATAAAAAGCTGGAAGAAAAGGGCGAATTTGAAAAACTGAAAGGTCAGATGGTGGAAAGTCACCAAAAGGAACTGGACAAGTTGCAGGGGGAAATTGAAAACCTGAAACAGCAAATCGCCGGTTCCGAAGGGGAACTGAACACCACGATTCTGCAACACGAAATTGCCGTTGCCGCCGCTACCGCCAAGGCGATTAATCCAAAATTGGTGGAAATGGTGGCAATGCAGCAAATGAAAGTTGAAAAAGGGGAAGATGGAAGACGGGTTATTAAGGTACTGGATGCCGATGGCAACCGCCGCATGAATCCCAAGACCGGCGAACCGCTGACCATCACCCAGGTTATCGAGGAAATGAAGATGACGCCCGATTACGCACATCTGTTTGCCGGGGGTAAGGCAGGTGGCGGCAGTTCGACCACCCTGTTTGACGGGAAGCGCATTGACAATCCTTGGAAACAAGACAGTTTCAACTTGACGCTGCAAGGCAAAATCTTGAAAGACGACCCCGACATGGCCGCTCGCCTGAAAGCGGAAGCCGGGGCTTAATTCTCTTTGGTTGCGATTGAACTGGGGCCACTTTTTCAATACTGAAAAGGCGGTCTTTTTTTTTGATTCATTTTTTTCAATAAACACTGATTTAATTCATTAATAGGAGTATGCCACATGGCTGCAGCCAAAATTTCCGACATTATCATCCCCGAAGTTTTCAACCCCTATGTTGTGGAGAAGACCGCTGAGAAATCGGCCCTGATTCAGTCCGGCATTGTCGTACCCGATGCCCAGATTAACGAACTGGCCATGAAGGGCGGCACGATTGTCAAGATGCCGTTTTTCTCCGACCTGACCGGCGATGACGAAGTGCTGTCCGATGCCGGAAGCCTGACCCCCGGCAAAATCGGCACCGGGCAAGACCAGGCCCGTTTGTTCATGCGCGGTAAGGCGTGGGGCGTGAACGACCTCGCCAAAGCGTTGTCCGGCGAAGACCCCATGAAGGCGATTGCCGACCTTGTGGCCGCGTATTGGAGCCGCCGCGAACAGGCGGTGCTGGTGCAAATCCTCAACGGCGTGTTTGCCGATAACCTCGCCAACGACTCCGGCGACCTTATCAGCAACATTGCCATTGAAGATGGCGACAATGCCACCGCTGCCAACCTGATTGGTGGGGAAGCGGTGATTGATGCCGCCTTTAGGCTGGGCGATGCTGCCGGTGGCCTGACCGCCATTGCCATGCACAGCATTCCGTATTCCCGGTTGCTGAAAAACGACCTGATTGACTTTGAACCCGATAGCGAAGGGAAGATGACCATTCCCACCTATCTGCAAAAACGGGTCATCATTGATGACGGTTGCCCGGTGGTCGATGGCGGCACCAGCGGCAAGAAATACACCTCTTACCTGTTCGGCGGTGGCGCGATTGGTCGCGGCGAAGGGGAAGCCCCGATGCCGGTGGAAACTGACCGTGATTCGCTGGCCGGGGAGGATTACCTGATTCACCGCCGCCATTTCCTGCTTCATCCTCGCGGCATTAAGTGGACGGAAGCGAGCGTGGCCGGGGCATCTCCGACCAATGCCGAACTGGCCACTGCCGGGAACTGGGACAGGGTGTACGAAAAGAAAAACATCCGCCTGGTCAAACTTGTCACCAACGGTTAATCAAATAATCGCTGTCAGGGCGGTAAATTCGCCCTGTGGCGCGTTGTAATGAGTAGGGGTATGCCTTTGCATGCCCCTATTTTTTTATGGCTTAAGCGGGAAGGTAAAACGAATGGGACTGGCAGGATTTAACCGGGCGCGGCGGCAACGGGCGAAGCAGGAACGCGATGAAAAATTACAGGCGTTTGAAAAAGCTCTGAAAGGCATGACCGCACCCCAGATTGTTGAATATATCCAAGAACAATGCGGCGTGGAGTTGACCACCGATGGCCGGAAGAAGGGCGAACTGGTCGGTGAGGCGCGGGCGGTTTTTGAAAAGACGCTGCCGGAATTGTTCTGACGAAAAATCAACAAAGCTGAAAATCAACAACGTTGAAAATCACAATATTTAAAAAATCAACATAAGGAGTGAGGCCGATGGGTGGAAAAGCCATGAGGCGAGATTTGCGGGAACAGGCAATTCAGGCTTTTGTTCCTGACCCGGCAAAAGTTCAAGTGCCGGTGACGCTGGGTGCCGGTGAGTCAATAACTTTCGGCCCCGGCGCAACATTTGATTATAACATTACCGGCTGGTTGGCGGTTCAATTTTATGCCGTGAACGACTTGCAGCGTTGGTTTAACGACGATACGGCCAAAACCCGTACTTTGATTGGTTATCAGGAGAATCTGTTGATGTTGGATGACGCTGTTGAAAAATTGACGGTTAAAAATACGGGGAGCGGCAGCGTTACGCTTGAAATTGAGGGGATGTAAGCCATGACCATATTTAATTTTGGCAACCTCGGATGGGGGCGTGGTCGCCTTACCCCAAATAATATCCGCCCGTTTTTCAACGGCATGGATATTAGCAACTACGCTTTTACTGGCGGACCTGTTGCCACCATTGATATGAACAAGGTTCTTCAGCCGGGATATGCAGATGTACCTTCCATCGAAGGCGGCCGCTATGATTGGTTGGGATGGCATGATTGGGAGGCTGATCTGACCAGTGTATACGCCGATGATGATGATTTTGTCGGGGTGGCTTATGATACCGCCA